AAGAAAGAAAAAACGCCTACGACTGAAGAGCTTGTAAACGAAGATGGAGTTATAGACGAAAAAGCTGCTGGAGAGGCGATTGACAAAATAATTGAAAAAACTAACCAAGAAATTTCTGTTAGTTTAGACAATAAAACAGAATCTGAATCTGTCGAAAAAATTCCAGAGGAAAGTTCTGATTCCAATGACAATGATGAATCTGTCGTTGATGGCTGGGTGAACTCGGAGGAAATGCAAGAGCTTATAGCGAGCCTTGGGTACACCGAAGAGGATGCTTCTTTATTTTCGAACGAAAACGATTTTCAAAGCCACGTTAAGCTTTTAGACAAAGAGTTTAAAGGCAAGAAGGTGGTTGAAGAACAAGAACTTGCGCTTGAAATAAATGAAGCTGAAGAACGGAAAAATTCAATTAGGGAAAACGAAAAGTTTAACAGTAAAAATGAAAAGCTTCCTTCGCTTGACCCTGATGAATTTGATGAGCAACTAATAGAGGTATTAGAAGCAAGAGACGCAAAAATAGCTGAACTTGAAAGACGGCTTGACGAAACAGGTCAAAGCAATGTTTTAAAGCAATTTGATTCTATTGTTGACAGCCTTGGGCATGATGATTTGTTTGGAAATTCGGAAAACTTAACTGCATCTGAGCAAAAGCAAAGAGAAAAGTTGTTTAACGAATACAAAGAAATTTACAACATACTAGAGGCAAGGGGAAAGTCGGTATCTGGAAAGAAAGCAAACAAGGGAATTGTTCTTCGGGCTTTAAACATTGAGTTTGAAGATGAACTAAACAAAAGTAACCGCCAAAAATTAAGCAAGAGAATTAAAAAGCAAGCAAAAAGAATAACAGGAAGCAATGCTGGCATTAAAGGCAACACCTTTAATGGCGACGTTACCAAAGATCCTGTGTTGCATAAATTGTTTGCTCAATTTGAAGCTGAAAACGGCTAACAATAAGGTTTTGAACAATGGCACTATATCATCATCAAATCGACGACTTTGTCGAATTAACACTCAACCGATTCAAAAAAAATGAATGGGTTGATATTTCGCTACCTTTGCAAGAATACAAATTCGCTGGTCGAGTGTTCGAAGCAAAGAAAAAAGCCGAACGAGGTGGAGCGAGATTAGAATGGAAACTGAGAACCAAAAACCAAGGTACTGCAAAGCACTCTGGATTGTTTTCAGTGGACGACACAAATCGTCGAAACGTAATGACCAATGCAAAGCAAGAATGGTCAAAGCAAACCGTAAATTACATTTACGATATCGACGAAGAATCGTTCCAGAGTGGCCCAGAAACAATCATTCGTGAAATGCAATTGCTTGAGCAAGGGCTTTACAATGATTTCTTTGAGCTAATGGAAACTGCAATGTGGACGGCTCCATCGTCAAGTTCGCTTGACCCAATGCCTCCTGCCGGTATTCCGTTCTGGTTGCAGAAAAATGCAACTCTTGGTTTTAGCGGTGGCAACCCTAGTGGTTGGTCTAACGGTGCTGGAAGTGTTAACAGCGACACTTTTGATCGTTGGAAAAACTACAGCGGAACCTACAAGCAAGTAAGCCGTGACGATTTAATTGAAAAAGTTGTTAACGCTTGCGATTTTACTTATTTCAAAGCACCAAAAAGCTACGCAGAAATTGGCGGCGGCGACCCAATGTATGAGTTCGTGACCGTTCATTCCGTGTTGGCTACTATGCGTCGATTGCTACAGGCTGGCAACGACAACCTTGGTGCTGACGTTGCTAAGTGGGCTGGCAATGTTCTTATTAAAGGCAACCCAGTAGATTGGTGTCCTGCAATCACAGACTCTTCCTCGGAAGCGTATGACTCACAGGCTCCATTTTATGGAATCAACTGGAAGAAGTTTGATTACTACTTCAAAACAGGTCGAAACATGATTAAGCACGCTCCAGTAAAGGCTGCAAACCAGCATACTGTGCGCGAGCGACACATGGACAACTGGGGCAACTTTGTTTGTTACGACCGACGACAGGGTGGTTTTGTTTTCTACACTGCTTAATTAAGCAAGGAAAACTTTTAATTTCAAATTTCAATAAAAATAAGAGGAAGATAAGATGCAACTTTTAAACAAACATGAAAACCAAAACGGTCGAGGGTTAACCTTTGATCTTTGGAAAAACTTTCCAACGGATGAGATCCTTGTTCGCAAAGATGGAAGCGTAGGCGTTGGGTGCAAACTTGATCCTGCCGCTTCGCCTTATGCAGCAGCAAGCTCAACAAACACCGTTGCTGGGTCGGGAGCAAGAGCTTTTACAGATGCTACTTGTTCAATTAGCGGCTTAACAAAAGCTCAATATTCGGGCGGGCAAGGAGTGCGACTTTTGGCTTCTGCTGACAATCAAGCTGCTGAACTTCAGCTTGGTGGTGGCGGTGAACCGTTTGTCATTTCTGACGCTGCTGCTGATGTTAAAGAATTGGTATTTGAATGCCATTTCCGAGTTGATTCAATAACAGCAGATGACGTTGCCTTTTTCATTGGGCTTGCAGGTGCGCAGGCTCTTGATGGGGATTTTATTGCCGACAACGGTGCTGACGTTGCTGATCTTGACATGGTTGGTTTAATGTCAACTCATGCCGACACAACTGGCGTAGACGTTATTTACCAAGACACTGGCAGTGCTTTTACTGTTCACAAGGCTGATTTTGCAACTATTGCAGTCAACACTTGGTACATTTTTGGTATGCGATATTTGCCAAGTACAAAAAAGCTAGACCTGTATTTTGGAGTAGGTGATAGATCAACTTCGTTGGTTAAGTCGTCTGATCCGATTATTTCGACTGACATTGCTGATGGTGTCTTCCCAGACGGCCAAGGGCTTTGTCCGACGATTGCAGTTAAGGGTGGTCATGCAGATGACGTTGCTCTTGACATTCGGACGCTTGCATGTGCGCAAGTAGCTTACGCGGCAGACTAACGGTTCGTAACCGTTTTTTTAGAGCCTCCCCTAAGTAGCTCCATCTCCAAAGGGGAGGCTTGTTTTTTAAAGGAATAAACATGCCAACTTTAAACGACGGTACGCCGGTTTCCGCTGCGTCATCATCTGACATGACGATTGAGTATTCTCAATTAGTTTCAGAGGTTGGTGAATATTTGGGAATGGGGCGAAGCTCGTGGAGCAGCTTGGAGGAAACTCGAATTAAATCAATTGTCAAGTCGGGATTGAGGCAAGTTTATTATCCTCAGAGATCCGGTGACAAGCTGGCTTACCAATGGTCTTGGATGCGGCCTGAAGCAACTATTGTAACAACAGCCGAGTACGGAACAGGAACTGTAGAAATAGTTTCTGGGGTTGTTACTTTAAGTGGGGGTACGTTTCCAAGCTGGGCTAACGAAGGTGAAATAAAAATAAGCAGTCAAGTTTACACGGTAAACACAAGGGATTCAAACACCCAAGTGACCCTAGACGATTTGTCAATTGCAGCGTCGGCTGGTACGACTTATAGCCTTGGAAGACCGTCTTACGATTTGCCAGAAGGTTTTGACGGAAGTTTTGACGGAAATCTGCATTACAAAACAGGGGACAACACATTGTATCCCTCAATTAAAATATTTTCCCCAGAAGTTATTAGGGAGCATAGACAAAATTACAACGGATCTGACAGGCCGTTGTGTGCGTCAATACAACCTAAACAATATCAAGCAACAGTAGGGCAAAGGTGGAAAATTACTTTTTTTCCATCGCCAAGCGAAAGTTTTACTCTTTACGGCAGATACAAGGTTCGTCCAGAAATGATTGACGCAGTCAATAAGTTTCCATTGGGCGGTTCAGCAATGTCAGAGGTGTTTTTAGAGTCGTGTTTGGCGGTAGCAGAAAAACGATTTGTAGAAGATTCAAAAATACACCAAGAGGAGTTTAGGCGTTTACTTAAACAAGCAATTGATCAAGACGCGGATTCTTTTTCTCCTGACTTTTTAGGTTATAATTCAGACAGATCTGAAATTAGGTTTTCCGATTCTAATAGTCGTCGATTTAACAACGCAATTCATTCATACGAGGGAGTCGTTTATCGCGACTAAAAATCATGGCAAATTTTTCAATATCACAATCATATCAAATTGGAACAGACGCGGACGGAAGTAGTAGCGATGCTATTGGCTTTGGAGAATTTATTTCTGGAATGGTATACATACCAAACGGTTCCTCAATAGGTTCATTAACATGGCTTGCTTCTGATGCGCTTGGAGGAGAATACGAGCCTGCCAAGCACACTGTAAATCAAGGAGTTACTCCTTTAACTTATGTTGCAACTGTACAAACAGTTGGGGCAAACGGGGCGTACCCAATTCCACAGGACTTAGTTGGTGCTGTTGGTCTTAAAGCTGTTGGAGATGCAGCAGGTGTTATTAAGGTTAGCTTGAAAAACAAGTAAGGAAGATAAGATGAGTGGACACAGAGCGGCACATGATTTGGCAAAAGCACCGTTACAACTTACCGATGCGGGCAATGCTGGCATAATTGGTATTGATCGTTTCGGAGGCATTGTTGAGCTAGAAACTACAGGCGTTGAAACACGAACCCTGGCTGATCCTGTTGGTGCAGGATTAATGGCTATTGTTCGAATGCGAGTTGACGGTGGCAATTGCACTGTTACGGCAGCAAACGGCTTAAATGTAGCAGGTAATACTACGGCAGTGTTTGGCGACGTTGGCGATTTGCTTCATATGGTAAGTGTTGAAACTGCTGTAGCTGGAGTTTTTCGTTGGGAAATTCTAGTTAACACTGGAAGCGTAGCACTATCGTAGGGATGGTAAATTGCGAACTATTGAACTTCATTTTCCAATTGAGGGGGTTAACCGGCGAATGCCGGAGCGTCCGAAACAAAGGAGAGGTAGCTACCCTTCTCCTTGGGCGGTAAATGTATGCAATGAGGACAATATTGAGCAAAGAATAAGGGGCGGCAGCAGAGTAGGTTTGACTAAGTTTGTTGCTAATGACTTAGGGGCTACAATAAGCGACATTGTTTCAGTTAATTTTTCAAGTTTAGCAGGAGCAACTGAAGTCTTATTTGCCTTAGTTGATTCGTCAATAAAAACTGTAACCGGCGGGGTTGTTGCAACTCCGGTCGGTCATTTGGGTGCTGATGCAGGTTCGGACATTTTAACTGATGCTTCTGGAAATCAAATTTTGTCGGGGTCAGTTGCTTCTCCTGCCAGCGGCTTTTTGGTTGCAGGTCAACAATTGGTTATGGCGATAGCGGCAAGTTCAATAACGCAATTTGATGCAAAAACAGGAAAAGTTGATTCAATTCTCGCTAGTGCTGGAACCGTACCTACGGGTTGCACATTTGGTGCGATCTACAGAGACAGGTTGATCCTTGCTGGTTCTGACAACACAATTTATTCCTCAAAAATGGGCGATTATTCTAATTGGGATTATGGCCGTGATGTCAGTGACGCAAGTCGGGCAATTGTGTGGCAACTAGCGTTAGCATCAGAAGTTGGATTAAAACCAACGGCAATGATTGCTATAAGCGATAGTTCTTTAATTCTTGCTTCAAAAAACAGCCTTTGGATTTTAAGAGGCGATCCTTCTGGGGGTCAACTTCAAAGAATATCAGACAACATTGGCATTGTTTCTTCTAAGGCGTGGTGCGTTGCTGACGGGGCAATTTTCTTTTTGTCTGACTGTGGCGTTTACAAAGTTGGGGCAGATGGATCAGGGCTTGCAATGGTTTCTGAAAACGCATTGCCAGTTGAATTGAAAGATGTCAACACTTCTACAACAACAGTCATGATGGAGTACGAAAAGGATAGGAAAGCTGTACATGTTTACCTAAAAACATCAGGTGGCAATGACACTCATTGGATTTACGAATTGCAAACAGAAGCATGGTGGGCAGTTCGTTTGCAGAACAACCATTCTCCGTTAGCTGTTTGCAAACATCAAGGTGAGGTCATTTTAGCTGGAGTTGATGGGTATTTAAGAAAAGTTGGCGGCGATGACGACGATGGAACTGCAATTGAAAGCCATGTCGTTATTGGTGCTATGAGGCTTGGCACGATTGACAAGGCGGGCATTGCAAACATGTTGCATGGCGTTCTTGGAACAGGAAGTGGGACAGTTACGTGGAGAATGGTTGTTGGCGAATCAGCCGAGGAAGCATCTGACAACGCTAAGTTAGCAATAGAAGCATTCCAAGCGGGGGGGGACTATTCAGGCTACGTAAAACACACAGACACTTGGGCTGCTGGAAGGTCTTTGGCTCAATATCCGAGGGTTCGTTCTTTATGGTGTTGCCTTTGGTTACAGTCAACAACCAAATGGGCTTTTGAGGGGGCTACTATGCAAACAAAACAATCAGGTAGGTACAGATAATGGCCGATGTATTTTTTAAAGATTTTGTAAACGGCTTGTCAGTTGATGCGGTTGGCGGTGCGGAAAAAATTCCTGTCGTGGACGGGGCAACTACCAAGTACCAGACTCCTGACCTAATTAAGGCATATATCATTGCGGCTTTGACGGCTTCTGGTGCGGTAACGCCCACGGCTAACGATGCGTTGATAATGGAAAGGGCTGGCACAGCAGGCACGTTTGATCTAAACGCTCTTTGTGACTACGTCTATGCGTACCTTTGGACAAACCCTAGCGAGGTGACTCCGGCCACAAGTGCTGACAAGCTCATACTTGACCGCTCAGGCACAAAGTACAGCATTGACATAGACACGCTTGTCACTTATTTCAATGCCTCTAACGGCACTCTGGGGGCGCAGATAGCGGCGTTTTCTGCGGCGACCCTTGGTGATTCCGATGAGTATGTGTTGTCACAAGGTGGCACGGCTAAAAAGGTTACTTTTTCAAACCTGTCAGCTAGGGTTCAAGCCCAGTTTAACTCTTATCTTGCTGCCTTGTCTGCGGTCAGTTCGCCAGCAGACGCAGACACAATGTATGTTCTCCAGGGGTCAACAGCCAAAAAGATGACCTTGACCGTTTTGGCAAACACTTATCTTGCTGCGGAATTGGATGTTGAGGATTTTGGTTGGGGAATGGCAGAGGCCAATCCTGCTGCAACCGGCGACATGCTGTTGATAGAGCGAAGCGGGACAAGATACAAACTAAATGTTGATAATTTAGTGACTTATGCAGCAACAGGGCTTCAGGATGGAGTCCTCACATTTTCTAGCCTTGCTGCTGCAAGTCCTAACGCCGCTGATATGTTTGCTGTTGATGACTCTGGAACTCCTAAAAAGCTTACCCTTGCAAACCTAGAAACAAAGTTGTGGGTTGATTACGCGGCCTACGTCAATGCGTTGTCGGCGGTAAGCACAACGAGTGCTACGGATAAGTTTTACTGCATTCAAGGTGGAACAGCAAAATACGTCACGCCAGCAGAGCTTTCGACGTTCATGAATGTCACGACGGGCGATGTGCTGGCTCCAGTGTCTACGACCCAGCACAACATACCTCAATGGGATTCAGTAGCCAAAAAGTTAACAGATGGCTTGTCTCTTGTAACGACTGTCAGATTTACCGGCAGTGAATCAGATACTGCTTTGCCGACCGAGCAAGCTGTTTCAGAGGCCGTTGAAAACATAACAAATCT